CGCTGGCGGCCCTGGCCGTATGGCTGGCCCCCAAGCCGAACCGGGTGGCTGACACCTCGGCGGCGCACTGAACCAGGCTGGCCCTTACCGTTCCCCTACAGTCCGTCCTCCCCCTGCGGACTGGGCAGGCGACCGCTCCCGTGGTCGCCTGTTTTTTTTGCCTGCCAAGCGTAGCGCCACTGTGTTGGCCTGTGCTGACCTGCACTGACAAACTGCATCGGCGAACAAGATCGGTACGGCCTTCGACCGAATTCGACCCGCAGCCTGGGGCCAGGCTTGGCTGCACCCGCCCAATGCGCGTACAATCCTCGCTCGAGCATGCGGACCACGGTCCGCATTTTTGATTTATGGTGCCCCGCCTGCCGGGACGCCAGGCAGACTTCCCGCCGCCAGCCAGGGCCGGGACGCGGATCGATGATCCGCCCTCCGGACCAGCACGCGCGGCCTCGCATCCCCGAACTTGCAAGACGCGATCCACGCATCGCCATGAGTGACCAATGACCAAAGACCTTGCCGCCCATACTCCGATGATGCATTGGTCTCCCCCCCCCTATGAAGATGGGATTTACCCCCTCAAAGTTACGCCAAAAGTTACGCTGATTTTTTGCGTCCATAACCCTGAGCTGCTGGCCGCGCAGCCATCAACTCTGCAGGGTAGAGCTGGAGGTAGGCGCGGGCAATTTCAGGGTCACCCACCTCTAGCCAGTCCTCAGCTTGATCGCGTGGGATGATCACCAAGCTGCGCTTCTCCTCAGTTGGCTTATGAAAATGACGCATCAACGGATGCTCATCCGCATTGACCGTTATTTGAGTGAAGGAGAGCCGGCTCCCGTCGTCCCATGCTCGCCAAAGGCCGGCTATGTAGAAGGGCGAACCATCAGCCATTCCTATTTCCCAACGCTCAGCCTTACCTGACTCCCAATTCGGCTCATAGAAAGCCATGGCAGGCACCAGACACGTCTGCGCCGCCCGCCAAGCGCCTGCATAGCTTCGCCTTTCCCCGATGCTTTCCGCTCGAGCATTCAAGGTACTCATCCTCACATCAGGTGGCATCTTGTCCTTCGGGACCATGCCGTATGAGGCTATCGCTAAAGCAGGACCGCCTCCGTCCTTCGACAAGATGATCGGCGCGCTATAGTCCTGCCATATCTGCTCTTTCCAAGGAGGCAGGTCGATAGGCGCGAGCCCGCTCATGGCCGCCAGCATCTCAGCGTCGGTTGGCTTGTAATTGACACACATCATCGTGCTCCTACAGGGAGATGAACGCTCACCTTATGCCGAACCAATGAGCCACGGCAAGCCCATCAGCTCTCGACCGTCAGAATGGTGGCCCCGGATCTACCTTGCCGAACGCGACCTGCCAGGTCTGCCAGTGGGACACGGATGGCCCGGCCTCGCCACCGGTTCGCTCAATGCCATAGATGACCATTCCCCTTTCGTCCAACCAGAGAATTTCCGGATTCAGCAGCACCAGGAGGCGCGACGGGAAATAGCGTAAGTGGCTGCTGAGCCCATCGTTAAAATCGAGGATCTCGGCCACGGAGCTATGTTCGACGTGCGGGTCATGCACGCGCCGGAGCTTCAGCTCGCCCACAATCACGGGAGCCTGCCGGCGCTCCGCCACCGAAAGACTTACCCCCTTCCGCTTAAGGCACCTGACGGTTACCAGAACACCCCGCCGAGGCGGTCGCCCCATTGCTCCCGCGCCATGGCCTGGGCCATTGGCGTGCGGCAGCTTCAAGTCATCCGCATTCGGGTGCGGCTTCGTTTGGTCGACAGTGCGGCTCATTGATTTACGAGAACTGTATATTTGTACAGTATTTTACGCAAAAAAAAGGAATGTGCAGACGTCTGCACACTCCTTCTCATCCAGTCAGAACAGCCCAGCTGGCTCTTCCTCCCGATCCCAGCTGTAAATCAGCAGCTCGCCTCGGCGTGCCGCCTTCCCGCCTCCGCCCACCGTGTAGTCGATCTCAAGCTCCTCGAACTGCAGGCCAGAGAAAATCTCGCGGATCATGGGGTGGTCATTGATGCTCAGAATCGCCTTGCCTTTGATGCCCCGCATCAGCTCCGCCATGCGCTCGTACTCCTGGAGTGGGAAATCGACGCCATAGCCCTCGGTCTCAAGGTAAGGCGGGTCCAGGTAGAAAAGCGTGTGTTCGCGGTCATACCGCTGGATGCACTTCGCCCAATCGATATTCTCGATATAGGCTCCAGCGAGACGCAAGTGCGCCGCTGATAGCTTCTCCTCGATGCGCAGGAAATTCACAGGCGGCGCTGTGGTCGCTGTTCCCCAGTTCTGTCCTTCAACCTTGCCGCCGAAAGCATGCTGCTGCAGGTAGAAGAAGCGGGCTGCGCGCTGAATATCGGTGAGGGTCTCGGGCGGAGTATCTTGCATCCACTTGAAGATATCCCGACTGGACAGCGCCCACTTGAATTGCCTGTAGAACTCTTCCATGTGGTTCTTGACCACGCGATACAGGCAGACCAGTTCGCCATTGATATCGTTGATCACTTCCACCTCGGCGGGAGGCCGAAGGAAGAACAAGGCCGCGCCGCCCGCGAACACCTCGACGTAGCACTTGTGGGCCGGGAAACGGGGAATGATGATATCGGCCAGACGACGTTTGCCGCCAAGCCAAGGAATGATAGGGGTTGGTGTTGCCACGGTGAACCTTTCTTATTGTGGTAGACTCCTGCCCGCCTCGCGAGGCTGGTAGAGCCCTGGCTTGATTCACTGCTTACTCAGTGGATTGAGGCCCGGTCCGGTTGCTCCAACAACCGGCCGGGCGCTCTACTCTTACTGCGTTCCTGCTTCTTGCATCATTTGTTCTGCCTGGTGGTACTTATCGACGCAGGCATTGAGGTCCCGCACGATGTCGCCGCCTTCTCGAGCGAAATCGAGAATTCGCTCAGCAGCCTCTGGCAGAAGGTTGGCTCGCGCTTCTCGATCCCCAGCGCCGGCAGTTGCGGCAGCGGGGGCTGCACTAGCCGCGTCGATGGCGACTGACAGCCGCTCAGCACCAGTGCGCAGCTGACCGCGCAGAACTTCCATTTGCTTCGTTGCATTCTCTTTCTCCTGTTGACGGACGGCCTCGATGCTGGCGACTGCGCGCTGGCCATTGCGCTCAGCCTCCCGGTATCTTTCCGTGGCGCTGGCCAGGGCGCGGGCATGCTCCTCGCTGACCTTGGCTGCGGTACCCTCGTCGATCTGGGCCTGCCGATGGCCACCCCACAGGAAGCCGCCGATCAGGCCCAGGCAGAAGGCCAGCGCGACGGAGCCCAGGGCTATCGCTATGGTCTGAAGCCGGTTCATGGCAGCACCTCCAAGGCGCGGTCATAGAAGCCCTTGCGCCCAGCGAAGCCGTTTGCATCGCCGATAGCGGGCGTCTTCCTGCCCCGATTGACCACATCGCTCACGCCATCGATGTCGCCGGCGTCCGCCCACCTGGCCAGGCCGTTGACCTTCCAGAACCAGCCGGCAGCGCGGCAACCGTGGACCGGCTCGCACAGCAGGCGCGGCTGCTCAACGCAATCGATCTGCAGCGCCATCATGGCGGCCAGGTGGTTGAGGTAGCCGGTGATCTGGATCGGGCCATGGCCTTTCCAGAATCGGCCCGGCGTGCTGCCGTGGGCGGCCGCGATGCGGATCGCCTCCGGATTGGTGTTGCCCAGGTCGGCGCGGTTGTCATAGGCCGCGCCGCTGGCCAACTCCTCCATGAATCGGAACTGGCCCGACTCATGTGCGATCTGCGACAAGAAGGCGGCCATGCGCAGCCGGGTGTCGATCCCGAACTCCTGCATGGCTGCATTGAGAGGCTCCAGAAACAACGATGCCCGCGTGGCGGCGGGCATGATGAGTTGGAGCTGCTGGAGTGTGAGGTTCATTCCGATCCCCTTCTATCTGTGGCGCGGCGATTGCGATACAGCCAGCCGCCCGCCATGAGGCCTGTAACGCCCACGTTCGAGATGACTTCCATTGGCTGGGGATGAAGGTATCCGTACAGCGGCCCGACCAGGACGCCGAAGCTTCCCAGCCCCGTAATCACGTACCAGGCCCGCACGACATGGTTGCTGCGATGGTCCATGCGGTTGAGCGCAAAGGCGCAATGAAGGAAGAGCACCAGACTGGCGGCAAGATTGACCGCCAGGAGGTAGTCGGTGGAGAGAAGAGACTTGATCATTTGGACGGCTCCTGGTTGATGTTGCCCCCTCCGAATTTGGCCCGGACCCAGCCCAGCCCCAGCGGAATGGCAGTCTGAGAACTCGCCCCGATCACAAAGCCGCTAAAGAGCCGGGTGGCCTCCGAATACTTGCTAGACCAGGCGAACACGTCGGACTGGATAAGCCAAGCGTGGAGCATGGGACCGACATAGCCGCCCATGAGCGCGCTGGTGATCAGGATCATGACGGCGCGAGGCCGAGACACCGGCGGCAGGTTGGAGAGCATGGCCATACCCCCGGCCAGCCCCGCCAACAGCATCTCGTACTGCAGTCCCAGGAATGACCCTGTAATGGTGATGGTGCCGACGGCAAATGCCCCCGATCCGGCCCCGATCACCGCCCCTGTTGTTGGTTCTGGCATTCATATCCCCTGATAAAGCCGCCGAGGCGGCAGTGCAGACGTCTGCACAAATGAAAAGGGCCACCCGCAGGTGGCCCAAGAAGCGGCGGACGACGCACTAGCTCAGCTGCGCCGCCTGCCGGAACAGATCATCCACCTGGGCTTCGGTCAACTTCAGCGCCGCCGCCAGGTTGGCCACGAAGGGGCTGGCGCGCTCGACCGACGACGAGAACTGCCACGCCAGCCGGGTTTCCGTGTCAGCCGCTGCAGCCGCGCTCTCTACGCCATCCAGCAGCCCAGCGGCGAGCAATGCACGGCGCGCCTGCAGCGGCGTGACGGCAACAGGGACCGGCGCTGGTGCGGCCTGCCACGCCGTACCGTCCCATACATCGCCGAAGTTGGGCCGCTTCGGCACTTCAACGTCGAGGTGGCTGACCTGGTCGCCCTCGTAGTAGCCGATTTCAGAGTTGATGTAATAGCCCATTAGAAAGCCCTCTTAGCGGAAAGAAGCAGTTGACCCGCGCCGGCGAGCAGGCCGGCGCCAATGTAAAGGCCCGAGCCGCCCGTGTTGACCAGTGCCGCGTTCCGGCTAAATCCGGTGGTTGCGGGCCACGGCGGATTATTCGAGTTGCTCGACGCGGCGAGAGTATTCTCGAACCACGGATCTGACGCCGTTCTACGAGCGTAGCCCACTGTATTGACCAGCTCCACCGGGACGCCAATGTTGTGGCTAAAGCTGTAGACGCCCAGGGCCGCGAAAACGGTGGGCGATACCGTTGAACTAAGATACTGCCCGCTCAGCGCATAGTTGACGACGCTGGAAACCGAGGTATTCCCCGTCAAGGCCTCTCCGACGTAGAGCCGCTTAACAGCCGTCATGGCCGGGCCGCTGCCCGCTGCGGCAGAGGGGCCGCTCACCCGGTACATCTTCATTTCACCGACGTTGAAGAAATCCGATGCATATCCAGCTGCCGCGATACTGGGAGCCGCAGTTGGAACCGCATAGGCCACACCGTTGGGGTGATCGCAGTATGGCAAGAATTCAAACTCATCGATGTAGCCGGCGAAGTAGTCGGCCCCCTCACGGCCTATGTAAGCAGCGTTGAAGCCCGAGCAGACCCGCGCGCTTGATGTGATGGTGTTATCCGGAGCTCCATTCACATAAACGTAGTATTTCCCAGCCATCGCATCAAATGTCAGCTCGATGAAATAGAACTGACCCGTTGCCAAGACAGCCGTACCCACAACTCCGCTGGCGATGTCCCAGGAACTCCCTGTGCTGGAGAGATAGACCTGCACCTTCCCCGATGTATGCACACGAACGATGATCCCATACGCTGCGTTCTCGAATGAGAAAATCGGGCGAAGCGCGGCAGTGCTAGTAAGGTAAACGTGCGCTCGCATTGACCAGGAGCCGCTGCCTACGCTGGTGATGCTATTGGTCGAGAGGTGGTCTCCGGTACCATTCAGAGCATTGTTCGCGCCACCGCCACCAAGAGCAGTTGCACCAAACTTGACCTGATTGGCCTGCAGCTTCGCCCCACCCTGCGCCGACCACGTGTTCCCGAAATCATCCAGGAACGTCGTCGCTCCCGCAGCGCCGTTGAAATGCAGCAGTGCCTGGGCGGACTGGTTAAAGACCCGCCCGTACTGTGGCGGCGCGAGAGTCTTGCCCCAGGTCACCGCCGTGGCTGACACATAGTCGGCCAGGACGTAGCTGACGTTGCTGGCGGCCAGACCCGAGACAACGTTGGCCACGTTCGCCGTGAGCCGCGTCAGGTAGTTGACCTCGCCAGTGGCGTCGTAGCCGCCGGCGAACGAAAGCACCATCGGCACGGTGGCGGCGGCCAATGCCAGGGAGAGGCCGCTGCCAGCAGACAGCATATTGGCATAGCCGTTCGCGTCCACCGCGCCGGCCAGGACCGTCTGCCGCACCGACGAGGCGGCCCCTGCCACCACTGGCGCCGGGTTGAGCAGCTCGAATGCGGCCGAGGCTGAGCTGATCGGCTTGCGGTACCGGAAGATTGCAGGCCAGTTGGCCAGGTAAGCGCCAGCCGCCAGAGAGTTGCCATCACTACCGACAATGGGCAGCGGATCGAGCGCATCCACCTTCAGCGTAGGCGCTGTTACACCATTCGCCCCAGGGCAGCGCACGTGAAGCTCCATGCCGTCCACCAGCTCCAGGAGCGTGGGCGTCAGGGCGACCGCCATTGCATCGCCGGTACCTGTGGCCACCGCGAAGATAGATTTCCCGGCCTGGACATCCTCCAGTGACGAAACGCCCAGCGCCGCCCGTGCGCCGGGCTTGTCGTCGCTGTCAGTACCCAGCAGCGCGGCCAGGTAGTCCCTCATCGTCGCCCAGGCCGTCTTCATCTCGGCCGTGGTGGGCTTGGGCGACTTGGTGCCGTCAAACAGATTGCGATTCGGTAAAAGTGCCATTTTCTTCCCTAGTAAAGATACCCTTGAATTGTTGCGTCGATCACACCCGCTACCGGCGTGCCGTCCTTGTTGAAGCAAGCCACCATTGGCCCCTGGCTGGCTGACTTGTCCAGGACGCGGATCGATGCAGCGCCGGTGCCACTGTCCTGAAGCGTCAGCTGCACGTTCTTGATCACGCCGTACTGCTTCGCCAGCGGCAAGCGCGTCCCCAGCGCCGAAATGGCCACGTCATTGAGCTTTTCCTCGATGTCCGGCACATCGATGACCGCCCGGCAGACGCCGATCACACCCTCAACAGGTCCGGTCCCGGTGGTGAACCGGAACTGATACTCAGCGCGCTGCGCGATCACATTTCCCGGCCATGGTTGCCAGGGCGCGCTGTCTGCATAGAACGGATCGGCATCCGGCCCAAAGAACTCCGCGCCATCATCGGCGGGCCAGAAGGGATCGCTCCCTGATAGGCGGTACTCGATGCGGACGGCGAAACCTGAGATATCCAGGTCCAGCGTCATCTTGCTGCCAGCCGTCCCGCTGGTCGGTATGAACGGCAGCGTGGTGTAGGTCATCACTTCGAAGTTATCGACGTAGAACGGATCTCCATCCGCGCCCCAGAAGTCCGCCACATCGTTGCCCCAGAACGCTGCCGTACCCTCCGCGTGGAGAGAATCCCCGACGATGGCCCCTCCCGTCAGCTCGCCGGGGAAGCCCATCGCCTGGAAATCGAACTCCTCCACCACGTTGGCCACCAGCTGGTCCCCGAAGGCCTGCAGGATGATCGCCGGCGCTGCCGAGTATTGCCCCGAGCGATTCACCGCCTTGATCATCAAGGTCAGCGCGCCGGCGGGCTTAGTGAGCACCTGGTACGGACTGGCCAGCAAGATGCCGTTATGCAGCGGCGTGGCATCGCCCCAGCTGCTGTTCTGGCCGTAGTGGAAGCGAATCTGGTATCCCGCCAGTTCCGCGTCCACCACATCACTCCAGGTCAGCACGTCATCGTCGGCGTAGAACCATTCCACGTCAGGTGGTGGGCCCATGTTTCCGTCAAGCTGGGTCGCGGCCGACTCGACGGCGCGAGCTGCAACGTTGATGCTGTTGAAAGCCCTCACCCGTGCCACGTAGCTGCCGGCGTAGATGCCCGGCACCTCGGCGCTCAGCGAAGTCGTGCGCGGCAGTGACACCCACTCTCCGTTGTCCCGCCGCCACTCAACCTCATAGGTCATCGCTCTGTCGGCGGCTGGCCAGGAAATCACCATCGTGGTCGCCCTCACCCCATTCGTCACTGAGCTATAGGTCGAGAGCTTCACTTCCGTAACCGGCGGCTGATACCGCATCGGGACCACGCTGTTTGGACGCTCAGGGATCACCGTCGCGTTATCGACATAGGCATACAGGCCTGGCTCATGCTGCAGCGCTGTGATCTCAAAGGTGAGGCCATCCTTCTCCGTGACGGACAGCACCTTGTAGAGCGGCACCACTAGGTCAGCGTTATCGACCGTCCAGATGGCCTGCGCCTGCGGCACGATGGAATAAGGCTGCGCGACCACAACCTCTTCACCGCTGACCTGCAGCACGGTCCGGGTCTCGGTGACGCCAGTCGGTAGCGTGACGGTCAGCGCGTCTCCTGCCACGATGACCGGTGCCTTGTCCAGGACGACGCGGTCGCTGGTCGCGGCACGAATCCGGCCACCGTTCCGCCGTCCCATCTTGCTGGCATCAGCAACACGGATGATCTGGCCAGGTGCTGCCACGGCACCGTCCAGGCCGACCGTGAAAGTGACGGTCTCCGTCAACAAGCGCGAGGCGGCCAGCGCCCGCCGCCCGTACCGCTGCGCCTGGCCCTGCGAAGTGCAACCGAAGGCTGTGAGCTCCACCTGGCGCACGCCGTAGCGAGCAATGCCGTCCGGATCTTCGACGTACTCGTTCTTGGCGCGATAGAAGTCTGTCGGATCGTTCCAGGACACCAGCGCCGTGGTGTAGCGGGTGCGCCGACTGCTGCCCACATAGGAGAACTTGCCCTCCACCACGTTCGCCCCTGTATAGGTGTAGACCGGGTCTGCAGGCATATCCGCCGTGGCCACCAGCTGACCGCCGCCCCAATAGCACACGCCCCAGAAGATCGAGGCGAGATCCTGCAGCACCCGATAAGCCTGCTCCTGCTTCTGGATGTACACGTTGCAGGTGTACCGCGGCTCCAGCCCGCCCTTCCCGTCCGGCACCAGCTCATCGCAGTAGCGAGCGATCTTGTAGAGCTGCCATTTGTCGATCTGGGCCTCGGAGATCCGCGTGCCGGCACCATATCGCTTGTGCAGCACCAGGTCATAGAAGATCCAGGCAGGGTTATCTGTCCAGGCCGGTTTAAAGGTGCCGTCCCAGATGCCGTCATAGAAGCGCGTCTCTGGGTTGTAATTCGAAGGGACACGGATGATGCGCCACTTCATGTCATAGGCGCGGGTCGGAATCGCATTGAACTGCGAGGCGTCCACCATCAGCCCCATGACCGCGGACATGGGATACCGGAGCTTGGCATCGATCACCTCAGTGATCGACTCCACCATGGTGGTATCCATGATCCGTGAACTGTTCGCGTTCGCCGTGAGCCTGCGAACTCGAACCTGCCAGCCGGTCAAGGTCGCCCTGGGCAGATTCACGCGATGGCTGCGTGCATACTTCGTGGTGGTCTTGCCATCGAAAGCACTCGAAATGACATTGACGAAGCTGCCGCCATCGGTTGCCACATCGATTGCGTAATCGATGCGATAACCGTTGACGTTGCCGTTGCTGTTATCGGTCTGCTGGAGGCCCGGAACCGACAGACGCACGCGCACTGCCGACAGCTGCAGATTGTTGATGCCCCGCGTCCATGCGACCGATGACTTCAGTTCCGTCGAGATCCCCAGCTCGTTCTGCACCTCCGGAAAGCCAGGAATGTACGACTGATCCTGGGTTCCGGGCCGAAACTCGTACTGGAAGCCCGAGAAGTTATAGGAACCACCCGAGTTCTGCAGAGGCGTCTCGTTGAGGTAGATCGACTGCGCACCGTTGACCAGGCCAACAATCGGCCCCTCGCAGACCAGATCCAGCACCTTTGCATAGGAGATACTCCGCAGACTGTCGGGTGCCTCGACGGCGGAGGAGCCCTCTCCACCACCCTTACCACCGCCACCAAAGCCGGTAATCTCTCTCATGCCTGATCCTCTGCATAAATGCCACCGGAGATGACTGCCGAACCGCCAACGCAGCGTCCATACCCCAGCGGGACCGGATTGTTCTGCGCGCTGGTATTGACCGGGCCGTTGAAGTTGTACGAGGCCTGGTTGTCCACGCTGTCTTGCGACGACACCCCGGACTTCTGGGGCACCAGCATCTGAATGACGCCGCCCGCCATCATGGCGAAGCCGAACTGCATAATGGGCACGCCCGAACCAGGGAAGAAATAGTTCACCACCGCACCCACGACGACCAGAACGGCCCCGACGATGGTCTGCAGCGCCCCGGCACGCTTGCTCCCCTGAAGCATCGGAGCGATACGGATATCATCTCGACCTGGCGGATTTTTCAACTCGGCATACGAGAGGTTCTGCCGCCCATTGAATACCGCATAGACGACGCCCTTCTCGTGCGCCGCCATCAATTCGGCCTCGAAGCCGGGCAGCAGGACACATAGCGCCCGGATCGCCTCACGAGCACTACTGACGGCCAGACGGTGAACGCGCCCATAGGTGGCGCCGAGCTTCCCGTACAGTCGAATTGTTCTCAGTCGATCAGTCATAGCCATCAAAAAAGAAAGCCGGCTGTCGCCGGCTGTTAGCCCACATAGCGCACCACCAGGCGCGTCACTTCCGCCCAGTAGCCGCCGTACACATCCCGCCGCGATGGTCGTCCGTAGAGATGATGAAGAATCTCTCCGTTGCCGATATAGACGGCCGCATGATTCGCACGCTTGGAGCGGACCTGCATGATGAAACAATCCCCCTCGCGTACCTGAGAGATATCAATCGGGACAAAGCCGGCCTCCCGGAAGTGCTCCAGGTAGAGATCTGGGCCGTTCTCACCTTCCCACCAGCCATCTTCCCTCGCAAAGTCCTTGAGTACCACTCCGCGCTCCTGCAGGAACCAATCACGGATCAAGGCATAGCAGTCCAGCACACCGTGGAAGAACTCGCGCCCGAGCAGCGGCGCACGATAGCCGCTGGGATGGACCGTCACCAGCTCCGCCGCGACCACCTCGCCGTCTGCCCCATCGACCCGGACGATATGCCAGGGCAATGCCGACTCCTCGCACGCGACGAGATCGCCTTGCGTGGGCGCGGCCGGCCAGTCCGGATGAGAATGCACCACAGCGATGACCTCACCGCGATCCAGCGCTGCACCCTGGTCCGCCTTGCTCAAGACGAAATAATCGTTGCGGCGGTCGCGGCCGCCCTTGCTGGGCGGCGCGACATTGCGGCAAGGGAAGTAGATCTCGTCCCCACCGTGATCGACCACGACCAGGCCGCAGCACTCGCGTGGATACTCGGTCACCGCATGGGCGCGGATAGCCGCTTCAGTCTCTGGTTTCATTTCAATTTGCCCTTATCAGGTCTGCCGCTGGGAATCCACCATATGGCAGCTCTTCAAACTGTCCGAAGCGGCACTTGCAGGACGAGAGCCGCTTACCGCAACGGTCCAATGATCTCTCCGCGACGGGCTCGTCACGGGTATTGAAGAAGGTGATCCCGGTCCAGCCGCACTCCGGCCCACGGTATTCCCAGGGACAAAGGTTCGCGATGATCTTGCGCGCCGGCAGTTTCAAGCCATCGAAATCCAAGGGACTCGATAACTCGAACTCAATCACCTCCGCAGTTTGAGTGGTCTTCTGCTCCACGTACCAGATCTCTGGGGGAAACTGCTCCTCCGGATCTGCGTCCGGATTCCCCTCTGGGAAGTTCACTGCATCGAGATACTTCCCCAGCGTCGTGAATCGAGTCACCTTGGCCCCGACGAAGTCGTCCAGGTACAAGCAGGCCGCACCGATGGTGCCATCAATGTTCCCGACCTTCAGTTTCGGCGTGGCGGGACGGCCATCACTTGACTTCGCGAACCCCTCGGCCTGAATAGGCCAAGCCGTGTATTCTCGGCCCTGCCAGATGATTACACCTTGCTGGCGGTAGCCGTGAAATAGCAGAATATCGCCGCTGATTTCGGTGGCGTCCAGTTCGAACAGTTCGACCTTTGCGCCGACCTCCAGCTTCTGGATATCAGAGCTGATACTCATGGGAGACCCGCCAGCTCGAACTTCACCGTGATTCGAACAGGCCCGCCCCGATACATCGGTACCTTCTGAAAGGGCGATGCGAGATACGCACCTTGAGTCCCACCCGGAGGCGTCCAGAGGAAGCGGGTGGATTTACGGTGCCTCCGGAGGAACGCCTCAATGGCAGCCGACGTGGCGGCGTCATAGCAGAAGGACAAGCTCCATATCTCCAGCTCCGGATTTATCCCATCATCGGCCACTTGAGAATAGCCATCGCCATACTGCGCCTTCAAGGTGCGGAAGTCGATTTCCCCAGTCGGCTCAAGCTGTGGAGCCCAGATAAAAGTTTCCATTTCAACTAACCTCAAGCATTTGCCATTCGATGGAACAAGCCGCCTTGCCGCCTTTCCTTATCGAATTTGCGATTTACGCGGTCATCAACAAACGCCCCAATGTCCATTCCGACCTGGGTCCAATCGGTCGGCGCTTGTACATCCGACCCACCGCCGTCCCGAACGCTTACGTAGACGCTAACCCCACCCGACTGCTGCGACGCTGACACGGGCCAGCCGCTACCGACCATTCCGCCGCTGGCGAAGCGGGGCGCGTTTGCAGCGCGGCCGCCATTGTTGATGTGCTCCAGCAGTGCGCGATTGTTTTGGGTCGCCCGAGCATTGACCACAAACTCTCCATTGGAGAGCCACGCTTGAATGTCATCTGACGTGCCCGTTCCAGGCCCCTGGATGTAGCCGCCTGCAGCTGCATATTGAACGGCACCGGTATTGATGTCGCCGGCGCCCACCGAAGTGCCAGACGAGGCACCTGACCCTCCAAAGTAAGCCGCCGCTGCACCGACTGCCCAGCTAAACAGTCCAGAAACCGCTGCACGGGCTTGCATGCGTGCGATATCAGCGATCACAGATTTTGCGAGACTCGAAAATGAAAGCTTTCCGGTCATCGCAAAATTTACGAAGGCGTCCTCCATTCCCTTCGCTGCGTTTGTAACGGCATTGCCGATTTGCGCCCCGACATTGGCGGCCTCTTCGCCATATTTCCGCACCGACTCGGTCGCATTAAACCAGGGGTCTTTGGCTTTCTTGTCTTGCAGATCTATTAGCGCCATGCTCGCATCATTAGCCGCCGCTGCCTGCTCCTTGATCGAGCGGATCTGCGCTTCGGTGATCGTCAATCCTTGCTTTCCAAGATCCAACTGGGTCTTGTAGATGAGCGCCTGCACCTCACCATCGATGCGGCGCGCCTCGGTCAGCTTCGCAATCTCCACCTGGCTCTTGCCCATCCACTCAATATCCTGGCGGCGGTAATCGAGCGCCTGCTGCTCCTTGAAAATGAACTGATCAGCCGACTTATCGAACTGCCGCAGCACCTGCAGCTGGCGTTCCTTCTCGGTCCCTTGATCAATGAGCCGGTTTCTCTCGACATACGCAGCTTTCTGCGCTTCGGTCAGCGGCGAGAATCCTTCTGACTTTCGTGCAGAGTCGGAATACTTCCCGAGCGTCACGTCAAATTCAGCCATGGCCGCTTTCGATTCCTTGACCTTGCCCTGGAACTTGTCGAAATTGGCTGTAACGTAATCGATGCTCGCCTGCGTACGCTGCAGGTTCATCATGTCGCGCTCGAACGGATCGACCGCCGCCCGCTGGGTGGCTGCTTCCTTCTCCTCCGGACGAGGCACCCAGGTTTTTCCGTTCTTGTCCTTGGTAGGGTTCGCCGAGCGATCATCCATCGCCCAGGCCTGGCGCACCGCCGCCGCATTGTGCTGATGCTGCGCTACGATGTTGGAGCCGATCTGCGCCATCCTGTCCCGAGCATCGGACCACCCCTTCAACATCGCGTCCTTGGCCCCTGAGAAGTCCCCTGTGAGCGCACGTGCGGATGCGACGCCAATGGCGCCGATGCCTGTAGCAATCGCTTCGATGCTTCCCAAGATGGACTCAGCGACGATGTAGATACCTTCCTTGAGACCGTAAAACAGCGTGGTAACAGTCGCGATGGTGTACCTGAAGACATTCACCGCCGAAGGAAAGCCGTCCTTGAAGAACTCGGCCAGGTCCGTCAACAGGGGCATGATGTTGTCTGCCACCGCACGCTTGAAGCCCTGAGAGGTCAACTCAGTTTCACGGTTGAAGGCTCGCATGGCATCTTCGTATGCCTTCACAGCAGCCTGAGATTCCTCCCCAATACCCAGGTTGTAATCGTTCAGGCGATTGCGCGCCTCCTCGATCTTGGAGGCGGTGACAGTTGCCGCCGCAGCTACCTCTGCTGCACTGCCCAAACCGATAGCCGACGCTGCCTTGTTGCGGTCCCATCCCTCGGTATAGCTGTTCAGCACATCGTTGGCATTCTTGATGACGTCCGATAGCGGCAGCAGCTTGCCTTCGGCGTCCTTGTACGCCACCCCGAGACGATCCAATTCGTCCGTATTTTCCCGCACCGCCGTGGCGGCGGCCGTATAGGTGCTGATATACGCAGACTTGTCCACGCCGAGCGCTGCCAGCGCAGCATTGGTTGCTGCGGCCTGCTGCGCGGTCATGGCCAGCGACGACTGGATCTCCAGCACCTGCTTGTTTGCCTCGATCAGCGCGTCAATGTTCTCGCTCTTGTAGCTATCCCCCGTCAGCAGGCCGACGATGAAGCCCATCGAGCTAGAAATGACGCGATAAGCCGTGTAGACCGCCCCAAGACCCACCGCCGCGAACACCGCGCTGACGGCCAGGCCGACCACCAAAGCCTTGGTTTTGGAGAATTCGACGAAGCTGTCCCACCCCTTCTCAGCCGCAACCATGCCGGCACCGATTCCCTTACCGACTGCCTCGGCAATACGGTCGCTCATCGGCTGAAAATTGGCCTTATCCGCCGTGTCCGCAATCTGCTGAATCGCTGCCGCCGATTTCTCGGAGCTGGAAATGATGGCGTCGTTTGCCGCCTCCATGTGCGAGCTGATGCTCTGCGACACTCGCTGAGTATCGTTGGCCGCCTGCTGCATACTCGTCCGGAAGCCATCGACAGAAGCCGCCGCACTGCTCATCGCCGACGTCGCACGACGCTCGGCCAGGTCCATGTTGGTATTCCAGCCACCAATGTTCGCCGTGACGTTCAGCGACAGATTGCCAAGACCACTCATGGAAAATCCTCTCTATTGATTGGCCCACCAGTCGGTGGGCCGAGTGTTACGACGAATCAGGCAACCGTGACGTTGCCGGAAATGCGCAGCTCGACGGTCCCTTCGATCACCTGGTCGACACCGCCCTGCCAGGGCGCGGACTTGACCAGCGCCTGGAACGACGCGACACGTCCATTCGGGAGGGTCAACTTGAACCACTTCTTCGTGCCATCGGCCTTGGCTGCTCGCATGGCGTTCTGGCCGGCATCATCGAAATCGGGATTGATGTTGATCGACAACTTCCCGAAGTCCTGCAGGCCCAGCGAGAATTCCTTTGCCGTGCTGTCCAGATTGGTCACGTCGATCTCGCTCGCTGCGCCGTCAAATCCGTTGAACGACTTGAGATTCTTGATCTGGGTGTATGCCACCGGCGCAGCAGTGCCGCCGCTGGTATACGCCAGCCCGGTGGTATCCACCTGCACCGCAAATGTATCGACGGTCGAGTTGGTCAAGACCGCAGTTGCTCCGTTCAATTTCGCCGCCATCGAGCCAACGATGCCAGCGAGCGCAACGACGTTGCCGTTCGAAAGTCCGTGGCCAGCGATGGTGATGATGGTCGGAAAGCCGGGCTGGATCGAGGTGATCGATTTGGCAGCACCGCTTCCGGTCTCAGTTTCGAGTTTGCTACCCTGCGCAGAGATGGCAGTCGAGGTCATAGGATGCTCCTGAAAAGAAATAGGCCACACTCTGGCGGCCTAGATTGAAAAAGGTATGTTTGCTACTACTGGGCGTGGACGAGCTTCACGCCGGCGAACAATCCGAGCAGCATGTTCGACTGCTTGTCTGGATCTGCCAGGAGACCGTCTTCCGTCTGCATGACAGATGGCAACTCCGCTGGCTTGGCTCGGAACAGCAGGAAGTCTTCGACCTTGAACGGCTCCGCCTGCTGCTTCCTATCGCGATGGATGTTGGCCAGCAACGCGCCGAGATGAGCGAAGAGTCCGTCCTGCACATCCAGGCCGAAGGGCTCCAGCTCATAAAATTCCCGCCACGTTTCCAGCTCACTGGAAGGCATCGCCCCGATCTCCGATAGGGATTTGCCCAGCGCCAGGGCTAGGCGGCACTGGAAGCGACGTTCGCCGTCGCTTCGGAGTTTTTTTCAGGCACCTTGACGAAACCGTTGAGTTCCAGAACCTTACCCACCAAGAACTCGACGTGCTGGTTGCCGCTTTCGCGCAGCTTCGTCACGTCTTCGCTGGTGAGCAGGCGCTGACCATCGCCGTCCACCAGAGACCAGGCCAGCAGGCGAACGCCGAACGGGATCGGCTTGCTTCCGGCTGCCGTGGCCTCCGCCTCGTGCGCCTTGTTCTCCGCACGGGCGTCTTCGATCTGCGCCACGGTCAGCTCGCGCAAGAGGACTTGCTTTCCGGGCTCCAGCTCGTGAGCGACGGTCTTTGCCTTGAACATTCCCAGCAGGGAATCACGATCCAAATTCATACATTTCCTTTCAGTTGTCGTCGGCCAGCCAGACCGAGAAGTCCTGGCGATACCGGTGAAGTTTGGTGGCCGGATCTACTCCGGCCCCCTCGTTGAGAAACACTGCGCTGAACTCCGTGGCCGCGAGCATGCCCTTCCGAATTTCTGTCTTGAGTGCAGACGTCTGCACAACCGTCTCCGCGTACACATCTATCTGCATGCGCCCGTTGGCCAGGCCACAGTCGCCGCCCAGCGTTTGAGGTCGGCTTCCGACGATGTTCCGGAATACGACGTATGGCGGCTTGTCCACGCTATCGGCGACGTTCGGACGAATCGAAAAACCCGCGAGCGCGGGAATAGCTCGCAACACCTCATTGACTGCTTTTTCCAGGCTCATTTGGCGATAGCCTCCTTGAGAACATCCTCCGCCGCCTGGACGGCTTTGTCATGCCCAGCAACGAAGCCTGGCCGGAAGAAAGGCTCCGCCGGCATCTTGCTGGTACCGAACTCCAGATAGATCGCCGCCTCGTTCTCTTCACCGACTGCGGAGTTCCGCACCTGGACGACAGCCTTCGCGGACTGCTGATCGGCGACGATGACCGTCTCCAGTGCTCGTTCGGTCTGCCCCGTCAGACGAGGCATGCGCTGGTCAATTTCCTCATGGATTGGCGCAGCAGCAGCGGCGACCACAGAAGGAAGAGCCTCTTGCACTCTCTTCTTCATGTCGGCCATTGCATTGTGCAGGGCATCCAGTCCGACGATTTCAGCCATTGTTTTCTCCTGTTTCCACTACCAGATCCATACAATCTCGCAGGCCGTCCGGACGAGGAATGACCGCCTTAATATCGAAGACGTGATCGCGCCAAAGCACCCGCATCTCGGGGATAACGTCCGAGCGCACACGTATGCGAATGCTCCCAGTCAGCACGCTGACTTCCCGCCCAGAAGTGACGCTGCCTTTTCCATTCTGGAGATTCACGTTTGCCCACACTTCATCGAACGTCGTCCATGCAAGCACCCGCTGCCCCACTTCGTCCGCCCCTTCATCCTGGCGCTGAATTACAACTCGCTGGTCGAGCTTCCCTGCGCGCATACCGCCCCCTCAGAACGAACGGACAACGAAGTCGTCCAGCATGAAATCGGCGAAGGTCAATTTCGCCGCACCACCGTATTGCAGCACTTCGTCTTCACGCTGCTCGTACAGCGTTCCAACGCGAAGCTTGATCCAGGCCTTAATAAGGTCCGGAACAGCATTGGCCGACTCATAACCCGCCGTGAAATCAATCCTCACAGACTGTGGTTGAGATGCTGCTTTGGGCCAGGCCGCACCTAAAGCCGGACCAACAAGCCCGTATAAGTCCGACTCAGGATAGAAACGATACTGCGACGGATCGAGCGTCAAGAGCGCGTCCGACTGGTCAACGTACGCGATACGCGATACGGCAGAAACCGGTGGCTTGAGAAGCTTTATCACGCCGGCATCGCTGGTCGGAAATGCATCCAGAGACAAGCGCCAGGTCTGCGGCATGATGGCCCGGCCCATGATGCGCTCAGCTGCGCCCTGGGCAGCCATGACGATCTGCTTAATCAGATCGTCTTCTGCAGTGCCATCGACCCGCAGATGCAGCTTGGCCTCATCCAGAGTGAGGCACGGCACGCTGGCCGGCGTGATTAGCTTCAGCGCCATTACTTGCTCGCTGCCAGCTGCTCAGCATAGGCCACGGCATTCTTATCGCTGTCCGCGAGCCCCTGCTTTTCTGCTCCCTTCGCGACATTGATGTCCAGGGCCACGACTTGATTGCACTTGCCATGGATGGAATCCACCAGGAGCCGAACCTTGATCTGCTTGGACTTCGAAGCCGACTCGGGGGGCTGGTCCTTGGAGGTTTCAGGCACGTCCTTTTCCTTCGCCACGCCATCCGACACCAGCTTTGCTGCCAGTTCGTCAGATTCCACGGTGAGCTCGCCGCCGACTGGAACGGCAGGCGAGTTCTGACCCAGCAGGCCAGCTTCGATCATCGCGATAGCAATGAGAGTTTTCATCATGTTCCTTTCGAGGAGTTGAGATGTGATGCGGCGGCAAGGGCCGCCGCCGAGGTGCCGCCAAAGTTAGCTGGCGGCCTGCTGGTAGAGCTTGACCGCGTTGGCATCCAGGAGGTTGCCACCCGTGCGCGCCCAGGCCAGGAAGCCGACCTGGCCCTTCTTGATGTAAGCACTGTCATCGAAGCGGAAGATCGTGACATCGAGCGCATCACGGATCTGGTACTGGCTGAAGTCGCCGAACGCCAGCGACTTGGCGTTGGCCGCCGGCGCAGCGATATCGTTGTTCAAGCGAACGGGGTAGCCCAGGAGCTCGTCGGGGATCTTGTCCTTGATGCCGCCGTCGTAGCTCGGCACCCAGATCGGGCGGCCAGACGTGTCCTTGATCTTGCGGACCACCTTGCGCATGGACTGCGACATCATCCAGGCGAGGCCAGCCCCGGCCAGATAGGCCGCATCGACGGATTCAGAAAGATCGACCAGATCGTCGTAGGTGATCGTGGTGGTTTGACCGCTGGCGCCAACCTTGGCAACGGTGGCGGCGGTGATCAGGCCACGCGGCATGGTCAAGCCATCGCCGGTGGTATAGCCGATGTTGGAGATGCGCCCAATACGCTGACCGAGCCGGGCCATGATGAAGCCGATGATATCCACGCTGCTGTCCTGGAGCAGTTCGATGGGCACGGCTACGACCTTCGAGCCTGCCTTGAACACATTCAGCGCAACCGTCCCGAAACTCGGGTCAGCACCGTTCGCGTCGGTGTTCTGCGCAACCCATTCGCCGACCTCGGCGGTACCGTCACTGGTGGGGTAGTTCAGCGGGTTGCCTTGGCTGGTGGTGATCTGACCAGCCACTGCGCGCATGAAAGCGTACGCCTTGGCCGCATCGATGATGCGCGTCGCGACGTCGGTCTGAACGGTGAAGCCGCCCTCGGTACCAGTGGTGGTGCTCATGGTGTTGCGGACTGCATGTGCCTCTTCGACCGACATTTCACGGTTCGACTTGCGCACGAAGTTCTCGAACGCAATATCAGAGTCGGTACGCTTCTTGGCACGGCGCTCGCTATTCGACAGCCGATGTTCGTCGGCATCACGGAAGTTTTCTTCGCGGTCTTGCTCGATGAGTTTCTCGTGAGCCTTGATCTGCGCCTCCAGGGATTCGCAGTCATCCATGAGGTTGTCGAACTTCTTCTGGTCTTCCGGCGACCACTTCTGATCGCCCTTGTCGGCGAGCAGTTTCTTTGCTTCATTGCTGGTAGCGGCGAGGCGCTCCCGGAGGGCTTGGATGCTCATTTTCACCTTTCAATAGAATGAACGGACATAAAAAAGCCGCCCTCTCGGGCGGCGGGTATCTACGCTGGGAGCGTCAGATTAGAATTGGCGCATGCGAGCGCGGTTCAGGGCGACCTGATTGCGCATCAGCTCGTCCAGATCAGCCTGGCTGGGCTCAGGCAATTTAGGCGCGTTCTTGAAGCCACTCAGATCCCATTTGTTGCTAGCCTTCTGGCTGCTCGGCTCGATCGCGTCTACGAAGCCATTGTCGAGCGCCTCCTGCGCCGTGAACCAGGTCTCCGCTGCCATCCATGCCTGCACTTGAGCCAGATCCTTGCCGGTCCGCTGCACGTAGGTCGCGGCAATCGTGCCGTCGATCTTCTCCAGCAGGTCGGCCAACTCGCGCAACTCGGTAGCGTTTCCGAATCCGAGAGACATGCTCTCGTGAATCATGAACATGCCGCCATCGGTCATGCGCACTTCCTTCGCAGCCATAGCGAGATAGGTCGCGGCGCTGGCGACCAGGCCGTCGATGTGCGCGATGACTGGCGCGTCGTGCGCAGAAATGGCTGCGGCCATAGCACGGCCTTCGAAGACGTCGCCGCCAGGTGAGTTGATATGGAGGTGCACGGTTTTCCCCTGCGCCGCCGTCAGCTCTTTGGAGAAATCGGCTGCCGAGACACCGAACCACGAGTCAAGGATGTCATAGACGTACAGATGCACGCCATCATCACCCGCCTCGCAACGAATGCTGCCCTTGGGAGGCTGGCCTCCAGTCTTGTTCTCCACCAACTTCAGAAGACGATTCATACTCATTTGCTCGGTTCCTTTTTCGCTTGGTCGCGCACAGCGCGATAGATTTGATCACCGTCCTTCGTAGGCGGCAGGTTTTGCGTCCGGCGGACTTCATTCACCGACTTCCAGCCGTCGCCCGTCCCTGGCCCACCCAGACTTGCACGCGCTACTTCAGCAAGCGCCTTGCTGTCACCCGCCAGCAGAGCCTCTAAGTCATGCGCGAGGAACGGCCCCGACTTCCGGAAGATCTTCCGATTGAATTCCTGCGCCCACCGTACAAGGTGAGGCTTGAGCGTGTATTTCACGAATCCCAGCGTGATCTGCTCGATGCCGGTGCCCCAGCTAGAGGTCTTGTCGTTGTCCCCGATCAGGACGGGTGGCACCCCTAATGCTTGGCAGATATCCTCCCGCTCAAAGCGCCTGGATGCCAGCATCTCCATGTCGGCCGGCGTGATCTGCAGCGGCTCGGCAATAGCTCCTTCCGACAGAACGAGAGGCACCTTTCGGGACTCAAGGCCGGAGTACGTCGCCACGAAGCTTTGACGCAGCAATCGGGCCTGCTCCTCGTTAACCTTGTTCGGATACCGCAATATGACCTGCGGCATCGCTCCTTCACCAATGCTTCGGCCTGCATATTGCGCAGCTGCCAACGCATTTCCAATTGCGTTGCGGGCGGCGAACTGGATGGCGCTCAGGGAATAGACTCCGTTGAAGCCGAAGCCGGCGAAGTGCAACATATCGTCTTGATCGTACGTCACCATACGGTCGCTATCCAGCGAGTAGGTGTCGTACACCAGCCGGTCCCCCACGCGGCGTGCAGACGAACGATCCGGGTGGAACGGTTCGAAGCCGATAATGGCGCCAGCATCGGAGCGCTTCTTCGAACGAATGATCGCTGTGTGCTGATCGCCCCGCAGGTGGACACAGCGAACGATCCATTCCATCCAGCTCGCTGCAGTCCACAGGTTATGAGGCGACTCATTGAGCAGCCACCACAAGGACGTCTTCTCCATTTTTACCGGAATGCCGTTCTCCTCCTGGTATTGGTTTAACGGGATCTGCGCCACCGCACCACCGAGCTTTGCCAGGCACGCCCATACAGTGCTGACCTGCATCGCAGTGAAGTCTGTGACGGCCTGGCCACTGGCCGAGTTCGGCGGCAGGAAGATGGCCCGCATTCCGTCCAGATCAGAGCTGGTCACCACGCTGGTGTTGCTGATCGTGACACCGGCACGTTGCGCGGCCCCTTCCCTGCCGGCCAGCCAGGTCGCAAGGACATTGGAGCCATGCTGCTTAGCGGTTAGATCAAAGGTTTTCATGCCATCTCATTCAGGTTGACAAACAATTGCGTGTGCGACGTATCCGCCACCATGGCACGACCCAGCCCCATGAACATCGCCACGGGGCCATCGATCTTGTTCGCTTCGGTTTCTTTGGTCGGATGCTTCAGGCCTGTGTAGGACGAGGTCTGGATGACTACGTTGCTCACCATCCAGGTGAGCGCCGGATTTCCGTCGAAGTGCAGCTTGCCTTCCAGGACCAGATTTTCGGTATGAATCACCGGCTGCGTGAAGAATGCCCCGTTCTGACGGATCTCGGTCATCGGCAGTCCCTCGTCCAGGAGCGTCGTAGCAAAGTACATCGCCTTGGCCGGATCGAAATCGACTTCTAGAAGATCGAACATCCGTTGGAAGTCGCGAAGGTCCGCACGGATCTGCTCAAAGTCGGTAACGTTGCCTTCGTTGATACGCACCCATCCCTCGGCCTCCCATCCGCTCAACTGGGCGTTGCCGCTCTCTTCTGCTGCAAAACGGTTCAGGTAGAAGCGAGGGAACACGTAGTAATCCTCTGCTCGCCGGAAAACCAGAACCAAAGCTGCGTAGTCGTTCTTCTCGGCCAAGTCCATGCCGATCCAACACTGCTCCCCACGGAACTGCTCAAGGCGCAGCGAAGGATCGCTACAGGCGTCCCACTGCAGCATGTTCATCCAGGCCGTGGCGGCATTGACCCAGACATTCAGTCGCTTCGTGAGAAACTCGTTGCGCGCCGAGAGCATTGAGGTCGCCTTCCGGCACGCTGCCCTCATATCGTCCAGCTTTACCGAGACGCCGAGATTCGGATTCGATTTGATCCAGACCGATTCATCCTGCCAATCGTCGCCGGCGTCGAGGGTATAGATGATCGCGAAGAAGGTGTCATCCTCGACGGAATCGCCCTCTACCTTGTATCCCATGCCACCGTGCTTTAGCAGAGTGGCGTTGAGAATCTTGCAGGCATATGTGCGCTGTTCGTAGCAGATCCCAGTGCGGTCGAAGCCGGCAGTGGTAATCGCGTACCCTAGCGGCTGGGATCGTGCCCCGGTCGAGCTATCCAACACATCATAAAGGCCGCGCTCGCGCTGCGCGTGGAGCTCGTCCGCCACAAACGCATGTGTATTGAGGCCATCAAGGGAGCCGTGGTCACGCGCCAGCGGTAGGAACTTGCTGTTCGTGTCCGAGCAGTAGATTGACCCGGTATTCGTCTCCACACCCAGCTCGCCGAAGCCCGGCTCGCGCTCGACCATCGCCTTCGCCGTGGCCCACACGATCTTGGCTTGCTCCTTCTTGGTCGCAAAGGTGTAGACCTGCGCCCCCGGCTCCCCATCCGCGCCCAGCATGTACAGCGCCACGCCTGCGGCCTTCGTGGACTTGGCATTCTTGCGCGCCACCTCTTCATAAGCGCGACGGAAGCGCCGCAAGCCGGATTCCTTGTGCAACCATCCGAAGATATTGACCAGGCCGAAGACCTGCCAGTCTTCCAGATCCAGCTTACGATACTGCTGGAATCCGTCTACCCAAATTGGCCGCGCCCACTCACCCTCAACGTGAGGCAAGAGCTGCAAAAACTCGCAGATCCGAGTGCCGGCATCAGGATCGAGCCTATAGGGCCAGTCTGTTTCCTGACGCTCAAGGTCATCGAGATAGCGGCGGCAGGCCGCCTTGACCCACTTACATGCAAGGATTCGACCCGACAACACCGCATCAGCGTACCGGTTCGCTCTTGCAATAAAGTCGATCATGAGGATGGCTTGATAAAGCTTCCAAAGCTGCGCGGCGCGCTGCCGCCTTCATGCACCTGGGGCTCGAACCCTGGCAGCGTCGCCTGCTGTGTGGTGGCCGGCGCCATACCGACGCGGGCCGCAGGGGTGAGGCCGAACTCGCTACAAAGGCGCAGGTAGATCTCGATGGCCTTGTTGCTGACGGCCAGCGCGGTGGAATGCACCAGGTGGCCGTTCGGCGACACGGCTGCAAATCCGTTCGTGACCACGTCCTTGCCCGCTGCTTTCTCGGCCTTCGCCGCTGCAGCGATCATCTCTTCCGCTTGAACGTACCGCCCCCACTGCGTGCAGAGCATCGAGAGTGCGCCCCGGTCCACGTCCGAGATGATCTGGTAGTCAGCCAGCTGTTCGGCGATGCGATACCACTCCTTCTTCGCTTCCCCAGTGAGATGCTTCGGCATCTCCGGCATGCCGGCGACAGGACGAAATTCGTTCTTGTTGACCGGGCGACGGCCCGGATTGTTCGCGGCGAGCTTGAGATTCGTTGGCGTTGCTTTGCGTCCCATCGAATACCCCCCCTCCAAAAATAACGCGACTGAAAAAAATTGACTGGGCGAACGGTCTTGAAGAAATTCAGCCCAAAGATTTCATACCCCCCGGCCTGGTTGACCAGGGCGGCGACCGAAGCCACCATCTTCCTTAGCTGTCTTGCGGTCATGGCATGGCTTGCACAGCGGTTGCCAGTTGCGTTCGCTGTCCCAGAACAGACGGCGTGCTTCTGCGATCCGCACCTCATCTCCGGAGTCGATGGCCTCTTTCAATCTATGTGGCTTGATGTGGTCCACGACATCAGCTGCAGCGATGCGATCATTGGCCTGACACTCACGGCATAACGGATGCTTCCGAAGATAGGCGGCCCGAGCCTGCGCCCACTTGCTGTCGTAACCTCGCTGGGCGGCAGAACCACGTGTCTGATCGCTTGCTACCTGCTTGGCCTTGCGATGCCGCTCGCAGTAGCGCTCCACTCCATCGACCAGCACACCGCAGCCCGCAGCAGCGCACGGCTTACGCGGACGGCTTCGCAAATTCATCTACCAGAGGGCTTTCCACGTCCACGTCCAGCTCGACGTTGAAACACGTAACCAAAATTTCCACCGCGCCATCGGCCGTGATCGGGCGCATTTCAATCCTTGTGATATTCGGCACCGGTGTGCCGTCAGGCATGAGCAAACGCGTACCCATTCCAGTGCCATCACTTACCAGCTTGAGACAGGGCTTTGTCCAATTCGCCATGGTGGACCTCGAATAAAAAAGCCGCGACGATGCGCGGCGAAGCTCCCGACCCAACCTACTAAATCGGAAGAAGGAGACACTGCAGACGTCTGCAAGCCCGTATTGGTGGCCACGTATGGCGGTGGCCTCGCCAATCATCTGGACGAAAAAAAACCGCGCAGCGGGTGCTTACGCGGTTCTGACGGACTTCTGACGTGTATTGGATCGGGACTATAAATTGCACTGAATTGTGCAGTCAAGCGATTTTTAGAGATAGGGGGGGGTTAGCCACCCATCACGTCATCATCGTGCAACCCTATCGCTTCACGATAAGCAGCCAAGGCTCTCACCTCGACCTGCTTGAGGCGCTCATGGATCTTGTTGCGTTGATAGTGGACGTTCCGGATTGGAACCTTTACTTTGTCCGCCGCATCGCTGATGGACGTCTTCTTGTCGAAGAAGCTACGGATAATCGCCTCCCGCACGTGCGGATGCAAAGATCCGCCAACGGCTGACTTGGCCCAATAGCGCAGGCCGGCCATCGCCTCCTGCCATTCCGGAAGCGGACGATCACCACCGCAGCAAGGGCAGGAATCAAACTTCCGAGAGAAGCGCGCCGTCAGGCAGTGGCGGAACAAAGGGTCCAAACTGGAGAGCTTTTTGAGAAGCAACCCCGCCTGCGCCGCACCGTCAACCGAAACCAGTCCCTTTCCAGCGCCAAGCGCCTGGACGCCACCTAACTTTGACATCGGCGACAGCGGATACTGCTGGCTCTGATAGTTGAAGGCAAACGTCAGCGCCTCGTGCTCATTGCGGAAGAGGTCATTGATGTCCAGACCGAATTCGTAGCTCATTTTTTCCTCACTTGATGTACGCCGGACTTACCCGGCCTAATTTCCGAATTGCTGCCATCCTGGCTGGTGGCGTAATCCTCGGCATATCGATTCCCCACCGCATCCACCTTTATAGCCCCGACCGCTGGCGGCAATGGCGTTCCAATCTGGTGACCGCCCTCTGTTGCGAAGAAGACCGGTTCGCCGCGCACACCTCTTCGCAACTGCTCATTAATCTCGGACTCTCCGAAGGCCTGCCGGAGGAGATCAATCCAGGCGGCCACTCTGGGCATTGCCTCACGTGATTTCATCACTTGCCTTTCGCTACTCTCCACACTGTTAACATGACTATCAACACGCTGGAATCCTTATATTTATTGAGTTTGTTAACAGTATTAATAGTGTGAAGAGTAAAAATTGATACCCAAGACGCAGTAACATCAACCTCCCTCGCACGTGCGCGCACGCACACACATGAAGGCACCTAAAAAATCTGTTCATACTGTTCACACCGTTAACAGAGCCTTATTTCATGCGGCTTTCAGCGTGTTGATAGTTGCTCGCGATGTGAAGGGTTAACCGTTAACTTTTTCCTCTGGCTGGTCATACACGTGGCGATAGCGGCGCAGATCCTTCTCGAACATGTCGCAAGCGTTCTGGACGTAATCCTGCAGATCCTGACCCTCTCGCGGCTGACCGAGGAGATACACGGTACGTTGCTTGGCAACCTCACCGAACTCATACTTCACGACCTGCGACCGCAGCGCATCGCCGGCAATGCGCTTTACCTCTGAGCCAAATCGGGTCTTGGTCGGCGTGTATCGCTCACCGCTAAGCGTGCACCACCGCTGGAATGCGGTGTAGAGCTGCTGCGAACTGCACGTCATGTAGGGGACCGGAAGCGCCTTGTCAGCCCATTCACGGTAGAAGCGCTCGGAAGGTGAAAGCCCCAGGTCGATCAGGTTCTGCTTGGCCTCATTCATGATCGGCTCCGTATGTGGGGTGAAGCCCGTCAGGTCCACTTCGTATTTCAGGTAGTGGAAAAAGGCCTCCATGCCGCCGTCAGCAAGCTCTCTGCCGACGTCGGCATAGAATTCCTTCTCGCGCTTGGGCGGCGTCCAGAGCACCAGGTAGCGACGATCCGTCTTATCCAGAGCGAGCGGCTGCAGTTCGTTGGACAGGAAGACGAAGTTCATGTGGTTCGCCTCATACCGCACGGACAGGTTCTTCGGATTGATGGGCAGCTCTTCGCCCGAGATCATCTTCTTCATCCGGCCCTTGAGCTGCTTGAGCTCATTGCGCGTGACCACCTCATCACAGACCAGGAACAGCTTGCGCGACGCCCACTCGTTGAAGGGGCTCTCCAGCTCGGCGTCCCCGATCACCCAGGAATACTGGCCGTAGATCTGGCGGACCACCTTTTCCCAGAAGAGGTTTTTCCCCGAGCCCTCATCGCCATGCATGATGATGGCCGTGGCCATCTTCGCGCCTGGATGCTGGAGCGGATAGGCAATCCACTTCAGCACCCAGACGAACATCACCTCATCGTTGTTGCAGAGGTGCCTGAGCAGTTCCAGGATCTTCTCGCACCGGCCCTTCTTCGGAACGACGTCGAAGCCGTCGTACATATTCACGTGCGTGACTTCATCTACGGTTTCCGTCGGATCGAAGACCAGGTTCTTGATGTTGATCATCTGCCGGCGTTTCGTGTTGAGCCACCCCTTGACCACGTCATTTCCATAGGCCAGCCGCAGCGCCGTGATCTCGATCTGCATCTTGCTGACACGATCCCAGGCCGTGCTGGTGCCATAAAGCAGGACGAAGTTATCGACCAGGTAGCGCCACTTCTCCAGGTACTCCGGATCAGGCTCATCACCATCACTCTTGGCCTTGCCTTTTCCCCTACCCCCACGCCCGCCACCGGCGGCCGAGGCTTCGCCATCCTTACCAGGCGGCGCTTCGTCCTTGCTTTTTCCTTGCTTTTGATCTTCGGGGGCGGGAGCCCCAGACCGATTTATCTCCTCGGGGGAGCGGGGGACAAGGGAAAGCCGAGGGCCGGTCGCCACCGTCTCGCGTACTGGCACCTCAGGGGCAATCGCCTCAATGATGGAAGCGGAGATCTGTTCGGAGACTGCCTCAAGGCCGTCGGCCAGATGCAGGTCGTTAAAATCGGTCAGCTTCTTATCACCACGGTCCCGGAAAAGCGGCTTCACCACCGAGGCATTGCCCACCTCGAAGGCCGCAGCATGGCAAGCAGCCAGGCCGGCGTTCTCGAAGCGGATCTCTTTGATGACTCGCCCGCACCGGATCTCGACATACAGGTAGGGTACGGACTGGCGATCAAAGAGATACTCCGCGCAGATCTCGGCCATGTCTCCACGAGCAGTCTTGACCTTACGCCACTCTCCATCGACGGCAGGTGCCGGCTCGATGCCGAAGTCCTCGCGCAGCCGCTCCTCGTAACGAAGCTCCAGCTGGAAGTCATCATCCGCAAGGAAGAGCAGGTGCGCATCAGGGAAGTCTGCCCGGAGCTTCCGGGCGATATGAAGGATGTTGCCAGCGTCGAAGGCCACCATGACCGGAAGGTCGTGGCTGTGCTTTTCGGACAGAGCCGCCCCCATACGAGCCGACTGACAGGTGGCATAGCCCTCCCCAACTCCGATGATCGGCGCCCCCACGGCAGTACCGAGCAGGAAGCCTGCACCGATCTTGTCGAGCCCTTTGTTGTACCGCTTCTCCCCGCCCTGCGAGATCTTCTGCAAGCCGACCAGGCGAGCGCCCTCATGGGAGTAGTGCCGCATCGGCACCAGGAGCTGTCCTTCGCTATCGACCCGCAGCCCTTCGGCGACGACACCCTTGCGCACCAGGTACGGATGAATTCCAGCACCCTCTTCTGTTCCCGCTGCCCACTGGCCTTTAGCGCGGTTTGCAGCCAGACGCGCAGCGTTCGCACGATCCGCAGCTGCCTTCTCCTCGAAAGCACGCTGCCGGTTTGCATACTCTGCCACATCCTCGGCAGAGAGCTTTTCAGACTCGATACGGACTGGAACGGTATTGTGATTGCTTCCGCGATTAATCCCGAAATAGCCGGCTACCACTTCCTTGCCGGACTTCAGCGTGAACTTGCGCAGGGAGTACCAGCCTTTTTTCTTCGGGCCGAAACGCAAGACCTTTTTCGAATTGAAGATGGGATGTCCAACTGGCAGTTCTGGCAGCTGATGCTCTCTAATCAGAGCAATGACTTCAGCCTCAAAATTCATGCCTTACGCCCCTCGGTGGCGGCAACGCCTTCAACGGGGCAATAGATCGCAAACATGAGCGCAACCAGCTCACGGACTGTCTGATGAATCTCGTCCGCAGTGGTCTCTAGGTGAGAACGCTCACGCTTATCAATCTTGTTGTCGGAGGTGAATTCGACATACTGCTGGGAGAGACGGCCCAGCTCCTGATAAAGCTCCTGGAATTTGTCGTGTAGCTCCTCGCGATCCACCGAGCCGGGCTCGACAAGCTTGTAGAACACGCCGCCGGCATCGGCGGCGATTGCCTGAGCCAGCAGCGTTGTACCCGAGCTTTTCTGCATCTGGACCGCGAGGTCCAGGCTGACCGACTGACCGCGTCGCTCATACACTCGGTTTTCGAGTCCGTCACGGGTCATCCCCATTGCGGCGGACATACTGTCCCATCCACCTGGGAATGCCTTGATCATTCCCAGCAACGCTTGCCTTAGATTCACAACGATTCCCCTTCAGTTGTGGTTTTTGGAATTCTTCCCGCCGGCTATGCTTCGCCCCATCAGTCGCGAAACGTGAGGGAGAAAGGGCATGACAGCCGAGAGATACTTGGTACTAATCCACTTTGCCGCCAAGGTCACTAGGAGCAACCTGGCCGACGTGGCCGCACAGGTCGTGCGATCAATCCGGAACAACCTGCACAACAGCGAGACAATCAGTTCCTCGCCGTCATCCGTGGCCTTCGTTGGGGAAGCCGCTGTCTCCGCCGATTCTTTGTTTCGGTCACTGGCCACCGATTTACGGCCAGGCGACAACTTGAGTATTTTTGCGCTAGGACGGGACATAGCTACCTCGCATCCCGGGCTATACCGATGGACTCAGCAGGCCGCGTGATCGCCTCGCTTTTCACAAGCTCGGGCCAGATCTCCTGCCAATCAGTGGGGCGCAAGTCTTGGCGGCTCACCTCGCCTCTAGTGACCTTTTCGATGCGAGCACACATGAGCGGCTCGATCAATGTGCCGCGTTTCCTCCAATTGCTAACAACTGACTGACCAACACCAATCTGGTCCGCCAGTTTGGAGACGCCCTGCGCAATAACAATGGCTTTGTCGAGTGGTTTCATGGCGGCATTTAATCACTGTAGTGATATTGCAGTCAACACCCAAGTGATTCACACAAGTGATTTAATCCGCGAATGAACAAAGAAACCCTGGGCGCACGGCTTCGCGCCACCCGAAAAGCCAAGCAATTGACGCAAGCTCAACTTGCACAGAGGGCCGGCTTGACCCAGGGAACAATTGGCAATATCGAATCGGGGATCAGGGGGTACGGAGAAAGCCTGCTGGATATTGCGAAAGCGCTTGGTGTAGATCCGGCTTATCTGCGCATGGAAACCGACGTTCAGCACGAGGCCAGCGCATCCAACGACAGCGACGTACCAGGTGATCTGTCGGCGCGACAGGTCGTGCTCTTGCAGTTGTTCGACGGACTTACCTCGAAACAGCAAGACGAAATAATCAAGACTCTTGAGGCTACGAAACAAGCCAACTTTGAGCTAATCGAGGAGCTTGCTCAGAGGCGGCAAAAGTAAAAATTAGCCAGCCTGCTCCCGCCCCGCTGCCTGAGAAAACCATGCGGCGAGGCGATCTACAGCCAATTCTTTTAGTTTCCATGAAGACATCAAGTGATTAAATTTCGACACGAAATATCACTTCAGTGTTGAAATATAAAATCACTTGAGTGATACTCGCTCCCGTGTTCAATCACAGGAGCGATAAATGCGTGTCGCAAAGAAAGCCGCAGCCACACAGCTGCCGGGCAAGTTCAACTTCCTCGCCGGTCGCCGACCACCCTCCCGCCGTGAGTGGCCGCTCGGCCACACTCAGGCCGAAGCGCAAGCAATAGCTACTGCTAACAGCAAGCGAGGTCAGAAATGACCCGCTTCCACCTGGCTCCGGAATCCGAGGCCCGCTTCCGTGCGGTCACCCACAAGACCTTGCATGTATCGCACGTCCGACGGACGTGTGCATGCGGCAAGCAGACCACGGCAAAGGCGCTTACTCAATACGGCCACTGCCTTGCATGTCAGAAGGCCGCTGAGAAGCTGTCGATCAAGTACGCGCTCACCACCAGTCTGCCGAACCGACCTCTGCCTGAGACCGGAGATCGCCGCTTCACTGTCTTCCTGCATACCTGGACGAAAGCGAGAGAGGCATGAGCACCCCTCAATTTCGCGACTACCAGATGGAGCAGCGTTCGCTCTCGCTGACATTAAATGTGCTGGTGGACGGCACCCGGTGGGCCGCCCTTTACTTCAAGCACTCCAACAAGTGGGTTCCATCGACACTGCTCACGTGCGCACTTGCCCAATCCGCTGACTGCTATCTCTCCGAAAACGAGCGGGGCTGGAGACTTGTTGTCGGTACCGCGTACTTCCCGATCCCCGCGAAGCACGTTCCGGACATCGCAGCTTTCCTCGAGATCCCTCTTGCGAACGCGGAGGTGACTGGATGAGAACGTTCCTGCTCACAGTCACCCGCGAGAGCGGCATTCCGCTGACCCTGACCATCATCGCGCACTCATCTTTCGATGTGCATACGTCTGCACTCGATATGTTCGGCGTCTGCAAGATCTCGGTGAGGCCAGCATGATCTGGACAGCCCTCATCCGCCTCGTCAGCGCAATTGCGGTCGTCTATCTCATCCTGATCGCCCAGGCCTTCACGCAGAACGGACCCGAGCTGGAGGCCTTCGTCGATCTTGGCCGCGAGATGACCATCGAGGAGCACCCGCCCGTCGATCAGCTGCGCTCCCTATGTTCCGTCGAATGGCCAGCAGAGATTGCCGGCAGCAAGACGGAAGAAGCACGGCGCAAGGCCTGCCGGTCATTCGGGCTCGACTGACCATGGCCCGCGCAATTCCGCCAGTGCAGCAGCAGATGACATTGGAACAGCTCGGCCAAGCGCTGACGTCAAAAGCAGGCTTCTCTCCCCTTCTCGGGGAGCACGTTGCCAGGACGCTGCTCGACGAATTCAACGCCATGCTGGCCCAGGGCTACGAGCTCAGCACCCCTCAACTTTTCCGGCCGACCAAGCCGGGTCACACCACCTGGCGCGTAGATGTCTCGAGCCCCCACGGGGGCTTCTCCGGCGCGCTGATTTTCAGCATCCCCACCATTCATTAATCCTGGAGCTTCCATGAGTCAAACCATGCAAACGCAGTTCGGAATGATCCCGCTGCAGTACATCGAAACCGATCCGAATCAACCTCGCCGCACCTTCGGCGAAAATGAACTGCAAGAGTTGGCGGAGAGCATCAAGGTCAGCGGCGTCATACAACCTATTCTCCTGCGCACCATTCCTGACAGCGATACGCGCCTCCAGCTGGTGGCCGGCGAGCGTCGCTATCGCGCCTCCAAACTGGCCGGTCTCTCTGAGATTCCTGGCATCGTGCGGCAGCTTACCGATGCCGAGGTGGCCATCATCCAGCTGGTCGAGAACCATCAGCGCGCAGGCGTGGCGCCTCTCGAAGAAGCCGAGGCAATGGATCGGGCCATGCGCAACCATGGGCTGAAAATTGACGACATCTGCACCGAAATGGGCGTCAAGCGCCGCTGGGCCTACTCCCGCTTGCAGCTGCTCGATCTGTGTCCCGAAGCCCGTGTCGGTTTGAATGATGGCCGCCTCTCGCCATCCATTGCCCTGCTCATCGCCCGCATCCCCGTAGCCAGCCTCCAGGAGCGAGCTGCAGCAGAAGTTCTGACAAACAATGGAGCAGGCTCGCCCATGTCGTTCCGGCAGGCCAAGACCTGGATCGAGCAACGCTACACCCTGGACATCAATCGCGCCGTATTCAGCCTGGTGGACGCGAAGCTCTGCAAAGAGGCCGGATCGTGCGCCGCATGCCCGAAGCGCACTGCCAACGCCCCCGACAAGTTCCCCGATATCACCGCAGACGTATGCACTGACCCGGATTGCTTCGAGGTGAAGACAGCGGTCCACAATGCAGCAGAAATTGCGAAGGCCGCAAAGAAGAAGATTCCCTTCTACGAGTCCTGGGACCAATGCAAGACTGAGCGAAATGGCGATCTGAGCACTGGCTTCGTTCTAGCTTACAGTTTCGCCCGTCTCATCAACGCAGATCACAAGAGTGTGCCCGTTGACAAGCTGCTCGGTAGCGAACGTATGCCGAAGCCTGTCGGCATCTTCGAAAATCCGAATCAGTTCGGAAACGTCACGAACATCTACTCCAAGAGCGACATCCAGTGCGCGCTGGAGAATGCTGGCCTTGCCCGCACCGAGGCGCAGGAGGCGGCTCTCGACGAGGAAGAGAAGCAGCAAGGAAGCCAGGCCGAAAGCGAACCGCACAGCCAACCCAAGGCAGACCGTAGCGGGCTCAAGCGCACAATGATCCAGGAAGCGAACGATAAGATCGCTGCGGCCTATAACGACTTCCACCAAGATCTCTTTGAGGAGATAAAGGAGGTGATTAGTGACGAGGTTGTACCCTTGATCTACAGGGAGCTGGCTGCCTTCTCCATCTGCGCGGCGGCCAAGGGCTTTGAGTTAAGCCTCCCGCAGCGCGTAGACGAGTCTTACAGCGTGGATCTCCAAGACACCTCGGCCGTCATGGAGATGGTGGAGCGAGCCTCAGAGCTTGACGTATGTCGCCTGCACCTCGATGCCATTCTCAGCGTAATCCCTCGGATCTATCAAGGCGAGGTCGAGAACGGCGTCATCAAATGCGATGACGAATGGGACACCTGGAATTTCCATCACTTCACTACCCTGGCCAAGATCGCTGGCATCTGCGGCATCGACGTCGGCCTGCTCCGAGACAAGCACCTTGCCGCACCGCTGCAAGATCTCGCCCATGCCATGGCCCCAGCCAGCGAAGAGCCGGCGGCAGACACTACCGAAACTCCCGCTCCCAAGGTGGCCAAGAAGCAGCCGGCACGTCCGAAGAAGACTACCAAGACTCCGGCGACCACCCCCGATTCCGCCTGGCCCTTCCCGAAATCGAAGGAGGGAGCATGAGCGGCCATCTGCGCAGCCGGGCGAAGCGCGCTGCCCGCAAACATAAGCACCAGGTGGTGCGCGACCACGGTAGCCTGACGATGGCACAGATGCCCTGGCGCATGCGCGCCACGTTCGGCCCGGTCGAGGATCTGCTCACGGCGCTGGAGACCACGGGCGACATCGACGCCGACAAGGACGGTGCCGTCTATCGAGCTCCCAGCGGCCACGCCTGGTTCAGCCTAGCCGGCGCCATCAAAGGCTTCGCGGAGTTCTACGATGCCCATGCCCGGATCAGCGGTCGCGAGATGCCGACCCAGTCCCTCCACCAGCTGGCAAACAAGTTCGCATACGGCGTCATGGTCTTCCAGTCGGACGTTGACGCCGTCCGCCGCGACTTGGCCATCTTGAAGCAAGAGACGCTCCCCATGACGGAGCACTACACCACCACCATTATCCAGAGCATGACGGAGGCCGCATGAAGCCCGCTATCACGCAGAAACTGCTGGACGACCTGCAGAGAAAGGCATTGGCGGCCACGCCGGGCGAGTGGGCCGCTTATATCAACATGAGGTCCGGCACCTTCGCGGTCCACACACCAGACGACGAACGCAAAGGTAACATTGTCGGCTGGCCTGGTTTCGACGGCGATGCTCGCTCCTCGAAGAAGCAAGCAGCAGCCAATGCCCGTCACGTTGCTGCGGCGAATCCCGCTGTCATTCTGGCCCTGACCGATATTGCCCAGAACAGCCTGCAGTCGCAAGAGGGGCAGCATCCCGACGACATCGCAGTTGACCGATTTGCGGCGGCCATGAAAGAGAAGCTCAAGCTGGCTCGCGAGAAGGGGCGCGGCGGCTGGGAGCTGTGCTCGCAAGCGGTGCTGTCCAGGATGCTGCGCGAGCACGTCGAGAAGGGCGATCCGCGTGACGTGGCAAATTTCTGCATGATGCTGTGGAACAACGGCACAGGGATTGCGACGGTTCCGCCATGGGTGTCGCCAGCAGTGGCACAGCCGGTGGCGGATGATGCCGCACGCTATCGTAAATGGCGGAAAGCAATGCTTGAAGACGACGCGGAATTCGCCGATCTAATGGCGTCCGCTCTGCCAAAAGAAGTCGGCGTGTCGCGCTTGCCTACCGCTGATGAATGGGACGCTGCTCTTGATTTTGCCCGCGCCGCCCTCTGCCCGCCAGCAGAAGAAGGAGGGAAATCGTGAGCATCGAATTAGACGCATGCAAATTCTGTGGCGCAAAGGCAGTCCCGAATTACTACCGTGGCGATCATTGGGTCACATGCCCACACTGCAAAGTTGGCACGGCCACTTTCGGGAGTGCTGAACGGGCTGCTGCATCCTGGAACCGTCGCGCCCAGCCAGCAGAAGAAGTGCAGCCGGTGGCGGATGAGCGGGATGCAGCACGCTATCGCTGGCTGAAGAGCCAATGCGGTCAAGAACATCATTCGCTGCTCACGGTCCAGCACGAATTGGACGGAATCGTAAGCGGTGCTGATCTTGATGAAGCTATTGACTCTGCCCGCGCCGCCCTCTGCCCGCCAGCAGCAGGAGACAAGTCATGAGGCGAACTGTGATGCCCATCATGAACTCAACGCTCATGAGCGAAATCCCCTGGGAAATGATTGCACCCTACGAGCGCCAGGCCCGCGCTAACCACGGTCAGTCGCTGGAGCGCTTGGCAGAACGCGGCGGCCTTGCCGCTTGCGAAGCACTGGACATCATCGAGGGCCGACGTTGGGGTTCAGCAGAGCCTTGCATTGAGAACGAGCGATATCTCATCAACAAGGTGCGCGAGTGGCGAACCGCCCAGCGTCAAGCAGCAGAAGAAGGAGGTCAATCGTGAAAGAGCGCCCTATCCTCTTCAATGCATCGATGGTGCGCGCCATCCTGGCCGGCGACAAGACGCAGACGCGGCGAATCGCCAAGCCCGTGCGGCATCCAGATCTGGGCAACATCTACGCAGCTGGAGCCCTTGTTCTGGAGCGCGAGCCGCAACACGTCATTGAGCGCGCCTGCCCCTACGGTCGCCCTGGCGACCGCCTGTGGGTGCGCGAGTCGTTCTGGATCGAGCACGACAGCGACTCCCTCGAAGGTGCTGGCGCGTTTGACTGCGGCATCGATCTGAAGACCGGCGACTGGGCGAGCGTTTGCTATTGCGCTGACCAGGAGACGGCTGGGACGTGGATTGGACCCGACCAGTATTACCCCGAACGCACCTTTGTCCCCTGGGGCGACGGAGGCTTTGTTCCTGAGTTCTTCTCCAAGCGCCCGAACATCCACATGCCGCGCTGGGCCAGCCGCATCCTGCTGGAGATCACCTGCGTGCGCGTGGAACGCCTGCAGGACATCAGCGAGCCGGATGCGCTGGCTGAGGGCATCGAGAAGAATTGGACGGGCGATCCGAGGAAGAGACAGAACGGCTTCGGCACCATCGGCTGGGTACCGGACTGCGGATGGATCAATTACATGGAGGATATGGACGGCGAACCGGCATATACCCCACAGGACAGCTTTCGGTCCTTGTGGCAGTCCATCAACGGACGCGACAACTGGGCGGTGAATCCGTGGGTGTGGGTGGTGGAGTTCAGGAGGATCAAGCCATGATCGCGCAGCTGAAGATCTATTTCGACATGTCCGAGCTGTGCGCCGCAACCACGCTCAGCGAGACAACGATTCAGAAGATGATCCGCGAGCAGCAGTTCCCAGCACCTCGCCACCTTGGAGGGCGCCGGGTGGGCTGGCTGGTGAAGGAGGTACTGGAATGGGCCGAAAACCGCCCAGTCTCAGATCTGCCGCCTCCACCCAACACCGGGGCTAAGAAGCCAGGACGCGGCCTGCAGCAATCTGCTCAAGCCGCTCAGACAGGCGCGTGAGCCACTCGCGCCTCTCTTTATCGTACTTGTGGCGATTGTAGATTCCCCTCACGCCCTCCAGCATATGCCCGAGGATCATTTCAGCGATGTCCTCTGGGCACCCCATCGCAGCGAGCAGCGTCCGCGATGTCCGCCGCAGGTCATGCGGTGCCCAGTTTGAAACAGGCAACCGCTTACGTTTCTCTTCCGGCCTGCTCTCGTTCTCCGGACGATGGTAATGGACCGCCACTCCGACGTTTTTCTGTGGCCACGGCTGGCCAGACCGCGCCGTGAATAGATAACCGTTCTCCGGATCGCGTAGCCGGCGCTTGATGACGGTAAGCGCCCGACCGACCAAAGGGATGCGATGGTCCGTTGCTCCACCCTGGCGCCGGTTCTTCGTCTTGGCCTTCGGTATTGTCCACCACCAGCCGTCTGCCTCTTCCGTGATCTCGCTTTCGTGGATTTCGCAGATCTCCGTGCCTCGGGCGCACGTCCATAGGTACATCGTCAAGATGTCTTCATTGATGCCGGTGAAATTCGGCAACCATGGAATGAGCAACGCCAGCTCGGCCTCCGACAGAACTCGCTTGTCCGTTCCTTTGTATTCACCTCGCACCTGGTAGCCACGGCTACGAAACTGCCCGCGCATGATGTCGCGCCAGAAATTGGGAGTGTCGTCAGGGAGATTGCCGGCATCGAGGCTGTATGACCAGGCCGCGCCCAGCTCACGCCGCAAGGTGGCACCCTGGACCGGAATGTGCAGGAACTGCTGCAGGAAAGTGAAGGCATCGCGCCGGCTGACCGAGATCGCCGGCCGGTCGCCAAACTCCCCCAGCATCTTGTCGAAGGTGCGCTTGATTTCCTTGTAGCCCTTCTCCATTCGATTCACTCGGATGTGGCCCTCGAGGTAGAACTTGCAGACCTCCGCGACCGAGAGGCTGGCCAGCCTCTCTGACTCCTTCTCGGACTGGGCCAGCTCCTGCGCCTGCTTACGGTCATCTCGACGCTGCACGGCCAGGTCGACGCCGGCATCGCGCTCGACCTTGAGCTCTTCCCAACGTACAATCGCGGCCGCGACCGACATTGCCGGCCACGAACCAATCTTCACCTGGCGCATCTTCCCGTCCACCGGGCTTTTGTATCTATAGAGCCAAGTTCTAGTAGACTCAGTGGCTTTCAGCCGCAGCCCTGGATAATCAGGGACAGTTAAGTGCTGCCCAGGCTGCAGCAGCTTTGCAGCCCTCGCGTCGAAATGCATAGCCCCTCCGGCGTAACTTTTCACCACACGTGTGATGCGCCGGGATTGTAGCGTAACTTTGACCGGACGCCAGTCGAAAAAGCTACGCTAAAAGCGAAGTGTAGGCTTGGTTTGGCGAGGCTTGACGGGGTAACAATTTACGCCACATAGAACAGCAAAGTCTTTATGAATCAAGCAGTTAAAGAAAATTCAGCGTCAAATCAACGGTTTAGCGACGAGGATATTTCGCGCCATACACCTATGATGCAGCAGTATCTACGCATCAAAGCGGACCACCCCAACACGCTGGTGTTCTACCGCATGGG